ATCTGCCGCAGGAAAACTGGGCCCTGTCGCTCAGCCCCGTGGTGCGCCAGTTCGGATCGGAGACTCTGATGCAATTGATGGGCTTCCGGCCGACGGGGTTCGGCCTCATCAACGGCACCGCCCATCCGCCACGGCCAGTATGAATGGCCAGTATGAGCGGGCAGTATAAGCGGACGGTTTGCGGGGCTTGAGAGCACGCTAGCAGGAATTTTACTGGCTGCGCCCCTGCCCGGAGAATAGCCTTCGACCTGCCGCCATGACCGGCCCGGCACCGGCCTCGTCGGCTCGACGCACCGGCGCTTCCTGACGCAGACGGATCCGGACGGCGCGCCCTGGGTGGCGCTCAACCCCGACTACAAAGCCATGAAGCGCAACAGCCGGATCCTGACGGAGACCGGCCGGCTGCGCGACAGCATCACCAGCCGGGCCGGCCGGGACCAGGTCGCCGTCGGCACCAACGTGATCTACGCTGCCGTGCATCAGTTCGGCGCGACGATCGTGCCGAAGAACGCGACGCACCTGGTCTTCCGGCTGGCCACTGGCGTCGTGCTTGCAAAGTCTGTTACCGTGCCGGCGCGGCCGTTCCTCGGCATCAACGACGATGACGAGGAGATGATCGCCGACACGGTGTTCGGTTTCGTCGAGCGCCGCACGCGCTGACCAGGTTGGGTCGGCGGCAGCACCTCTCCGGCATCTTCGCTTCGGCCCACCTCGGTGGGCGTAGTTTCGTGGTGGCGTATCGGCGACCTTGCGGCCGATGCAGACGGCACTCAACTCCTTCGCGAACCCGCTTTCGCCCGCCTCCGGCGAGGCGCCGGAGTTCATTCACCTGCTGCCGGCCGGGCCGAGCTTCAGCGGCGCCGATGGCCGTGGACCGTTCACCATCGAAGACATGGCGGCGCTGATCGCCCGCTCGTCGGGCCGCAAACTGCCGATCGACGTGAACCACGCGATCGACATCGAGGGTCAGGCCGGCCGGGCATCGCCCGCGGTTGGCTGGATCGTCGCGCTGGAGGCGCGTGACGACGGCCTGTGGGGCAAGGTCGAATGGACGCCGCGCGGAGAACTGCTGGTCAGGACCCGTGCTTATGGCTTCGTCTCGCCCGTCTTCACCCACGAGAAGCAAAAGGGTCAGCGGATCATCCAGGTGCTGCGCGCCGCGCTGACCAACGATCCCAACCTGACGACCCTCACCGCTTTGCACAACCGTAACCAGGAGACTTCCGACATGGAGAACGAACTCCGGGAGGCGCTCGGCTTGCCCGAGACCGCCGACCAGGCGGCGATCCTCGCCGCCGTGCGCACCGCGCACCAGGCCTCGACGGCCCAGGCGGCGCTGATGAGCCGCATCGCCGAGGCTGCCGGCGTCGCCAGCGACGCCACCGGCGACCAGATCGTCACCGCGCTGCAGACGCGCGGCGGCGACGACGACGAGGTGGCCGAGCTGCGCGACCAGGTGAAGGCGCTTAACACGCGCCTCACCACCGCCGTCACCGAGGCCGCGACCACCAAGGCGGCCACGGTCGTCGACAGGGCGATCGAGGACGGCAAGATCGTGCCGGCGCTGCGCGACCGCTTCATCGCGCGCCACATCAAGGATCCGGCCGACGTCGAGGCCGAGATCAAGCTGATGCCCTCGCTGCATGCGGCCGGTCTCGGCAACCGCCGCGTCGTCGACCCGAGCGGCGACAACCAGCTCACCGACACCGATGCCGAGGTCGTCCAGATGATGGGCCTCGATCCGAAGGCCTTCGCCGCCCAGGCGAAGCTGCAGAGGGAGGCGCTCTGATGGCCGCGCTTGCGAATGACCGTGCATCCAGGGAACGTTCCGGCGACGTGCGCGAGCTCGGCGTCAAGGGCGGCTCCAAGATCTACGCCGGCGCGATGGCCGCGCTCGACAGTTCCGGCCGGGTCGTGCCGATGTCGACGGCGACGACGCTGAAGGGCCTCGGCCGCTGCGACCGGCTGGCCGACAACACCAGCGGCGGCGATGGCGACATCAAGGCCAGGGTGCGGGCCGGCATCTTCCAGTTCGCCAACTCGGCCGACGCCGACCAGATCACCGCCGCCGACATCGGCGCCGACTGCTACGGCGTCGACGACCAGACGGTGGCCAAGACTTCCGGCACCAACACCCGCTCCGTCGCGGGCAAGGTCTTCGACGTGGACGCCCAGGGCGTCTGGGTCAAGTTCTCCTAGAGGCTCGACATGCTGATCAACCAGGCTTCCCTCCGCTCGCTCTACACGGGCTATTCCACCGCCTTCCAGGGCGGCTTCGGCAGCGTCTCGCCTATGTTCGAGCGCGTCGCCACCACCGTCACCTCGACGACGCGCGAAAACGAATATGGCTGGCTCGGCCAGATGCCGCGCTTCCGCGAATGGATCGGCGACCGCCACATCAACTCGCTGAAGAACCACGGCTACACGATCAAGAACAAGTCGTTCGAGCAGACGATCGGCGTCGACCGCGACGACATCGAGGACGACAACATCGGCATCTATGCGCCGCTGTTCACCGAGCTCGGCCGTTCGGCCGCGAGCTTCCCCGACGAGCTGGTGTTTCCGTTCCTGGCCGGCGGCTTCGCCACCAAGTGCTATGACGGACAGTATTTCTTCGACAGCGACCATCCGGTGCTCGACGAGGCCGGCGCCGAGCAGTCGGTCTCCAACACCGGCGGCGGCGCCGGCACGGCCTGGTATCTGCTCGACGTCTCCCGCTCGTTGAAGCCGGTCATCTACCAGAGCCGGAAGCGGTTCGATCAGCTGATCCGCAAGGACCAGGAGACCGACGACAACGTCTTCAGCCGCAAGGAGTTCGTCTACGGCACCGACGGCCGCTGCAACGTGGGCTTCGGCTTCTGGCAGATGGCCTACGGCTCCAAGCAGACGCTCGACGCGGCTGCCTACGCGGCGGCCCGTGCGGCCATGGGCGGCTTCAAGGGCGATGGCGGCCGGCCGCTCGGCATCGTGCCGAACCTGCTCGTCGTGCCGCCCTCCCTGGAAGGCGCCGGCAAGAAGATCCTGCAGTCGCAGCTCGTCAATGGCGGCGAGAGCAACCCGTGGGCCGGCACCGCCGAGCTGCTCGTGGTGCCCTGGCTGGCCTGACCCTTCGCTGCGGGCGCGACAGGTGCCGCGTCCGCCCGCTGCGATCCCCGCCGGCCCAGTCGCCGGCGGGTCTCCCGGAAGGGGCCGCATGCCGACCCTTTTCGCGAGACCCGAGCAAACGAGGACGTTTCGATGGCCAAGCAGCCCAAGATCACCGATGCCGAGGACGGCAGCGCAACGCGAATGCCGACCGAAGAGCAGGCCCGCGAGCTCTACCCGGCGACTTTCGCCGCGCTGGACGCCTTCCGCGCCGCCAACCCCAAGGCTGGCAGCGCCTCCCTCGAAGTGACGACGATGGTCGATGGCTTCCGCCGCGCCGGGCTCGCCCACCACGGCACGGCGGTCTACCCGGTTGAGGAACTGTCGCCCGCCCAGGTCGAGGCGATCCTCACCGAGCCGCTGCTCGCCGTGCGCCTGGTGGCGGTCGAAGTCGCCGCGGCCGGCGCAGCCACCGCCGATTGAGGAGCGCGCCCACCATGAGCGAGATCCAGGGCCTTCCCGTCCAGGGCTACCGGCCGCAGGCGCCCGAGGCGGTCGCCACCGTCAACGCGTCGAAGGAGATCGAGGAGCACATGCTGCGCCTGGTCGACGAGATCGGCGACGATGCCACGCTCGCCGCCGACAAGCGCTGGCTGTCGATCGGGCGGACGCATCTGGAGCTCGGTTTCATGGCTGTGAACCGCGCCGTCTTCAAGCCGGAGCGGGTTGTGCTCGGCGACCTCGACGAGCCGGTGACCGAAACGGGATGGGTGCTGGAGCGGGCCGACAGCCCAGCCGCGGCGCCGCTCTACTACGCGCCCTATCAGCACGGCCAGCAGTGGACGGCCGATCACGGCGAGGCTTGCCGCTTCGCCCGCAAGATCGACGCTTCCCGCCTCGCGGCTGCGCTCGGCGTCGAGGTGCGCGTTTGCGAGCACGTCTGGGAGTAACGCCGTGAGGAGCATCGGCTGATGGCCTACGCGACCGTCCAGGACATGATCGACCGCTTCGGCGCAACCGAGATGCTGCGCCTCTCGGACCCGGAGAACCGCACGGCCGAGACGATCGTGGCGGCCAAGGTCGAGCTGGCGGTGGCGGACGCCTCGGCGCTGATCGACGACTATCTGCGCGAGCGCTACGCGGTGCCGCTGGCCGCACCGCCGGCGTCGGTGACCAGGGCGGCCTGCACGCTCGCCCGCTACGACCTGGCCAAGGGCGAGCGCACCTTCCCGACCGAGCAGATGCAGGCCGACCGCAAGGACGTGATCGCCTGGCTGGCGTCGATCGCCAGCGGGAAGGTGTCGATCGATGCGCCGGGCAAGACCGCCGGCGGCGGCGCCGGGCCGCGCTTCGAGGATCGCGAGCCGGCCTTCTCCGACCGCAGCCTGCGGGGCTGGTGATGGATCTCCAGGCCACACCGATCCGTTCGATGGAGCCGCCGATCGTCGCGCGGCTGCGGATGGCGTTTCCCGAGCGCGCTTTCCAGATCCAGCGCGTGCCCTCGGTGCTCACCATCGACGAGTTCCGGCGCGTCGTTCGCCTCGCTCCCTTCATCGGTCTCGCCTGGATGGGCATGACGCCCGACCGCGACAACGGCCGCCAGCTCGCGGCGGCGATGAACTGGCGCCTGGTGCTGATCGTGCGCGCTTCGAGCAGCCTTGAAGCCCGCTTCAAGGGCGACGCACAGGACATCGGCCTCGACGCGATGGTCGACGTCGCCTGCGCGCTGCTGCAGGGCTGCGAGCTGACCGGCATCGGCGTCAGCTCGGTCACCGGCGCGCAGGCCGTCTATGCCGATGGCTGGGCAGACGAGGCGACCGTGGTCGCCCAGGTCGACTTCGCCATCCGCTACCAGGCGTCGGCCGCCGAGCTGAAGCTCGTCACCCCCGACGATTTCGCGAAGCTCGCCGTCGGCTGGCTGGTCGATGGCTCGACCGATCCCGAGCACGGGCCGGACGCCGGCCAGGAGATCGAGATCCCGCAGGAGGACAACAATGCGTGAGATGCGGCTGAAGCCCGCGCCCGACCGCTGGGTGCCACAGCATGACGGCCGTCCCTGGCCGGTCGAGGGCATGACCGTCGTGGTCGACCACTACGTGCGCCGCCGCCTGCGCGACGGCGACCTGGTCGAGGCCCCGGAGGAGCCGGAGGCGGCAGCACCCGTCGCCGCAGCCGAAACCGAGACGCCGGCGGCGCCGTCGCCCGTCGCCCCCGAGACCCTCGAGGCATCCAACGAGACCGGCCGGAAGGGCCGTAGAGGAGAGAAGTGATGGAGCAGATCGTCTTCGACGAGATCCCGTATGACTGGCGCGAGCCCGGCACCTTCCTGGAGGCCAAGCCGAACTATCGCACCATGGGCATCCTGCCCTGGCCGGTGAAGAACCTCATCGTCGGGCAGAAGCTCGCCACCGGCACGCTGACGCCCGGCGACATGGTCGAGATCGTGCGGCCGGACGAGGCGATCGCGCTGTTCGGCCTCGGCTCGATCGGCGCCGAGCAGGTGGCCGCGTTCCGCAAGGCCAACAGCACCCAGCCGCTTTTCGTCATGGCGCTCGCCGACGATGCCGGTGGCGTCGCGGCCACCGGAACGATCACCTTCGCCGGCGCCGTGGCCGCAGCCGTGGTGCTCCGCTTCAAGATCGCCGGCAAGCAGGTGCGCATGACGGCCGCCGCCGGCGCCTCGGTCACGGATCTCGCAACCGCGCTGAAGAACGCCATCAATGCCGACACCTCGCTGCCGGTGACGGCGAACTCCGCGCTCGGCGTCGTCACGGTGACCAGCCGCCACAAGGGCGAGGTCGGCAACGAGATCGACATGCGCGTCGACTGGAAGGAGCAGCCGCTGCCCTCCGGCCTGACCGCGACCGTCGTCGCCATGTCGGGCGGCACCGGCAATCCGGACCTCACCGATGCGCTCGACGCGATCGGCAACACCTGGGTGACGGCGCTGCAGCACCCTTACGCAGACGCCACCAACATGGCGGCCGCCGCCGCCTGGGCGACCGGGCGCTACATGGCCATGGCCAAGCGCGACGTGCAGGTCTACGCGGCCAAGCGCGGCAGCTTCGCGGAGCTGGGCACCTTCGGCGACCTGACCAACTCGCCCTTCCTGACCGTGGTCGGCCTCGACAAGAGCCCGACCAGCGCCTGGGCGATCTCGGCCGCGCTGATGGGCCTGTGCTCGTTCCACCTGGCCAACGACCCGGCCCGGCAGCTCCGGTCGCTCGTGTTGCCCGGCGTCGACGCGCCGGACCCGATCGACCAGTTCATCGACACCGAGCGCAACCTGCTTCTCGGCAAGGGCGTCTCGACGCTGACCTGCCTCGACGACGGCACGGTCACGGTCTCCCGCGTCATCACGACCTACAAGAAGTCGAGCCTCAACATCGACGACGAAGCGTGGATGGACATCATGGTGCCCGCCACGGTGAGCCGCATCCGCTACGACTGGTCTTCCTATGTGACGCTGCTCTACCCGCGCTCCAAGCTGGTCGACGACGAGAGCAGCGCAGCCCTCACCGGCCGCAGCAACGAGGACGAGGACCCCGGCAGCGCCGTCGTGACGCCGCGCCGCATGAAGGCGTCGTGGGGTGCGCGCTGCCGGCTCTACGGGGACCGCGCCTGGATCGAAGACATCGAGCGCACCGTCAAGGAGAGCATCTTCCAGCGCAACGCCGACGACAAGAACCGGCTCGATAGCCGCCAGCAGATCCGCATCGTCGGCAATTTGATGGTGCTGGCGGGCAGCCTCGAGTTCCAGGTCTAGAGCGCCGGTCGGCGCGGAAAGGGAAGTGACACATGCAGACGCTCGGCATCGTCGACATCGTCTGGCGGGGGCGCAACCTCCCGGTGGAGAAGGGCGCCAAGATCAAGGTCGGCGGCATCAAGAACAACGCAGTCCACTACGGCCGCAAGACCGCGCGCGCACAGGAGTATGAGGGGTCGGAGGTCACCGCCACCACCAACCTCGAACGCGGCCAGCGCTACGGCAATCTGTGGGACCCCGGCGAGGGCGAGCTGCAGGTGGTCTGCGACACGGGCCAGACCTTCGTCATCGCCGATGCCTTCCTGACCGACCATCCGGACGTCACCGGCGGCGAAGGCGGCAAGATCGAGCTGAAATGGGCGGGCTCCGCCCCCGAGGAAGTCCTCGGCTGACCGGAATACCCGGAGCGCGCCCACCGACAGGCGCGACAGCGAAGGGCGGCTGCAGCGGTGGGGCGGCCGCCCGCTCTCGAAAGGATGAGGCACATGGGCAAGGTCGTAGTCGACCTGGACGAGGACAACGCCGCCGGCGTCGTCGACGAGGATGCGAAGGTGGCGGCCACGGCCGAGCTGCCGGCCGACGTGGTCGACGAGGATGTCGACCCGCTCGACCGCCTGCCGGCGCATGCCGTGACCAACGCCGACGGCACGGTGACGCTGCCGCTGAAGTTCCCGGTGGAGCTGCAGATCCGCAAGGACGGCAAGATCCGCGTCGACCGTTACGCCGAGCTGACCTTCCACCGGCTCACCGGCGCCGACTTCCGCGCCGTCTACGCGGTCTCCGACGACCTGCAATCGGTCGTCGCCTTCGGCCGGTCGACGCGGAAGAACCAGGCGGTGATGAACGCTCTCTACGACAAGATGGATGGCGCCGACATCGCCGCGGCCGGCCAGGTGCTGAACTCTTTTTTCGCGACTGGCCGCAGGACTGGCCGGTGATCCTCGGCGGCCTCGTCGACGGCACCGGCATCAGCTGGGCCGAGGCGTCGGCGATGACGGCCGCGGAAGCGATCTTCGCCTGGAACTGCATCATGGCCTTCCGCGAGGCGACCAGGGAGAAGGTGTGACATGTCCGGCCGGTCGATGACCCTCGACGTGCTGGTGCGGCTCCGGGACAATCTCTCGGGGCCGCTGCGGCGGCTGCGCGGCAGCCTGCAGGGCATCACCGATTTCACGCGGAGGATCGGCGTCCTGTCGGGCGCGATCGCGGCGATCTCCTTCATGGGCCCGATCCAGGGGGCGGCAGCGTTCCAGCAACAGCTGCTGGACATGGCCGGCACGGCCGATCTCTCCGGCCGCGAGGCTTTCGCCTTCGTGGACGAGATGCAGGGGCGCTACGAGGATCTCGCCGTTCGCATCGGCCAGCACTCTCAGACGATCGCAGAGGCCGCCGGGCAGATGATCGCGGCCGGCTTGTCGCGCGAGCTGATCGACGGCTCGATTGAGGACATCGGTCGAGCGGCGACAGCGGCAAACGCTTTGATCCCCGATATGGCGGCCGTGGCCCCGTCGATGATGAAGACGCTGGACCTGCCGGCGGACGGCATTCCCGACGCGCTGGGGGCGCTCGCCCTCGGCGGCGAAGGGGGCGCGGTCCGTGGGTAGGGCAAGCAGATCGCGCGCATGGGCACGTCCGACCCGGCCACCGCCGCCAACAATCTGAACAACTTCCTGTCGAAGGCGCTGGCGCCGCTGACCAAGAAGAAGTTCGCGGAGATGGGCGTCGACATCCAGGCGGTCATGCTCGACGCGGTGGCCAAGGGCATCAACCCGATCGAGGCCATGCTGCAGAAGATCGGCAAGCTGACCGGATCGGACGGCAACACCATCGCCAAATACATGAGCGAGGCGAAGAAGCGCGGGCTCGAAGGGGCGGAGGCGCTCGCCTTCCTGCGCGAGCAGCTGGAGGCGATCGGCGCGGCCGGCAAGATCTCGGAACTGTTCCAGGACCAGCAGGTGCTCGACTTCCTCATTCCCTTCATGGCGAACGTTGAAGAATACAAGCGCATCAAGGATCGCGTCGCGGCCGCCACCGGCCAGGCGATCGACGCCGACTTCGAGACCCAGGTGGCCGGCCTCAACCGCCAATTGGGGATCATGAAGGAGATAGGGACGCAGGGCATCCGCATGGTCGGCATGGCCTTCGGCGAATGGCTGCCCAAGATCAACGACTGGCTGTCGACGACGAACAACTACTTGCGCGAGCTCGACGAAGCAACCGGCGGCTGGGTGAAGAAGGGGCTGGTCGCCGCCGGCGGCGCCGTGCTTCTCGGTTCGGCCCTTGGGGTGCTCGGCTTCGTGCTGCCGGCGATCGTGACGGGGCTCCAGCTCATCGCCGCGCCGCTGTTCGGCATCGCGCGCGGCGCCCTGCTGGCGGCCCGCGCGATCGCCTGGCTGTGGGCCGGCTTCAGCTCGGTCACCGTCGCATCCGGCTTCACCGGCGGGCTGCACCTGATCGGCGCGACGCTGATGGCGCTGCCGTCCATCGCCTGGGGCGCGGTGACCGGCGTCGTCGGCGCGATCGCCGCGCTCGGAGCGCCGATCCTGGCCGTGATCGCCCTGGTCGCGGCGCTGGCGCTCGCCGTCTGGAACTATTGGGAGCCGATCTCGAATTTCGTCGCCGGCTTCGCGTCGGAGATCGGTGGGGCGCTCGGAGAGCTGGGCGCATGGATGGCCGAGGCCGGCACGGCGATCGTCGACGCCGCCGGCGCCTGGGCGAAGGGAAAGCTTGTCGACCTGGCCGAGCTGCTCGGCATCGATCCCGCCGCGGCCGCGGCCGCCATCGACGAGGCGGTCGCGACCGTGGCTCGGATCGGCGCGGCGATCGTCTCGGAGGTGAAGGCGATCCCCGGCCAGGTCATGGGCTGGCTGCGGGACATCTTCACGATGAACGACTACTCCGACGAAGCCGAAGCGCAGTTCCGCGACGCTGGGGCGCGGGCCGGCAAGGCGCTGGTCGACAACATCAAGAGCGCCGTCGATGGCCTCGTCGGATGGTTCGCCGGGCTGCCCGGCCGTATCGCTGCGGCGATCGGGTCGATCGACATCGGCAGTCTCATCAGTTGGCCACGCCTGCCGAGTTGGCTCGGCGGCAGTTCGGCAGCCACCGGCGGTGCGGCCGAAGGGACGGCCACGGCCACGGCGACGTCTCCAGCTCCCGCGCAGCCGCAGGCGCCGGTGCGGCTCGACGGCAACATCAACGCGACGATCAAGGTGCAGGGACCGGGCACCGTGACCGGCGTCAGCTCCGACAATGACCGGGTGAAGGTCGGCACCGGCCGGATGGTGGGCAACCAATGATCCTGGACAGCGTCTCGCACCTGTTGCCCGGCACGCTTCCGGCCTCCTTCAGGGGCGTCGGCTTCTTCGTGCCGGACACGACCACGAACCCCGGCCGCCGCGTCGCCGAGCACCTGTTTCCCGGTCGCGACTTCGCCGCCTACGACGATATGGGGCTGGCGCCGGCGAAGGTGACGGTCGAGGGGCTGATGGTCGGCGACGACTATGTCGCCCAGGCGGCCGCCCTTCAGGCGGCCTTCGAGCGCCCAGGCCCGGGCACGCTCGTTCACCCTTGGCTCGGCGCCATGACGGTCATCCTGGCCGAACCGGCGGAGATCTCGTTCTCGGCCAGGGAGCTGCGCGTCGCCCGCTTCTCGGCAACCTTCACGCGGCTGCCGGCAGCGGCGGCGCTCGGCTTCGTCTCGACCGGCGTCATGCTGATCGAGGCGGCCTTCGCGCTCGCGACGGCGGTCGGCGCCTTTGCCGCGCGCGCATCCGTGGCGACGGCCTCCCAGGTCCGAACGCTCGCCGCCCAGCGGGCGCAGCGGGAGACCTCGGCTGCCTGGTCGGCGGCGAGCGCATCCTGGCCGGAGCTGCGGCGCAGCCTTCCCGCCTCCGCCTCGTCGCCGGCCGCCTTCGCCGCCGGCCTCGCATCGATCCAGACGGCCGTGCTGGCTGCCGTCCCCGAGCTCACGGCGCCGGCGGCGGTCGCTCCCTCGGCCGAGGCGACGGCGCCGGCCGGTCTGGCCGTGCGCGATGCCCTGGCGATCTCACTTGCCGCGCATGACGCTCTCGCGGCGGGCGAGCCGCCGTCCGACACCGACCGCGCCCTCATGGCCGCGGCCGCCGGCTCGGCGCTCGCGATCGCCGCCCGGCTGGCGGCCTCGGTCGACTACGCCTCGAGGAGTGACGCGCGCGACGTTTGCGCGCTTGTCACCACGCGGCTCGACGCATGGTCGGCCGCCTGCCACGAGCTGGCGGAGACGGCCTTCGCGGCGGCCGCCAGCGATGCGATCCGCGCGGCGGCCGAGCTGCGGCGCCGGCTTGCGGCCGACATCAACGAGGTGATCGGCCGGCTGCCCGAGACCGTCGTCTTCCAGGCGACCCGCGAGACCGATGCCTTCCAGCTCGCCAACCATCTCTATGGCGACGATCCGGGCGAGATCGAGGCGGGCTACAGGATCATCCTTTCGCGCAACCGGCCGCGCCATCCGGCCCAGCTCCCGGCCGGCCCGATCGAGGCGCTCAAATGAAGACGCTGGGCCTGACGCTGCGGATCGACGGGACCGACTACGACCAGTGGACGGAAGCCGAGGTCAGCCGCGACCTGAAGGATTTCGCCGGGTCCTTCCGGTTCGCCATGCGCGACCCGGATCGCTCGATCGCCACCTTCGACTACGCCTCGCCGCCGCCGATCTTCAGGTTGCGCCCCGGCCAGAAGGCGGAGGTGTTCGCCGATGGCGAGCTGGTCCTTTCAGGCTGGGTGAAGAAGGTCGAGCCGAACATCGACGAGGAGCATTGCGAGGTCGCCATCAGCGGCGAGGACAAGGCGGGCGACCTGATCGACTGCGCGGCCGCGCCCGATGGGCCGGGCGAGCTGAGGAACGTGAAGCTTGAGGACGTGGCCGGCAAGATCGCCGCGCCCTTCGGCCTGTCGGTGCGCACCGAGATCGACACGGGCAAGCCTTTCCCCCGCTTCTCGCTCGATGTCGCCGAGTTCGCCCACCACGCGATCGAGAAGGGCGCCAGGCAGCGCCATGCGCTGGTCATGTCGGACGGCGTGGGCGGCATCGTCATCACCCGCACCGGCAAGAACCGCGCGCCCGCCGACATCAGCCTGCCCGGCAACGCGAAGGGCGGACGCGCGACCTTCAGCCACGAGGGCCGGCATTCGAAGACGATCGTGCGCGGCCGCCAGGAGAAGGCCGGCCAGCAGCGCGACGACCGGGCGGCCCCCCTGACAGCCGGAGCGGCGCCGGCCGCCCTTGAGGATCGGCCCGCGGGCGACGGCTCCGCGACCGATCGGGAGCGCAAGGGGACGGCCGTCACCGGCACGGCGCAGGATCCGGAGATCGGGCGCTACCGGCCGATCGTCCACCTGTCGCGCACCCAGGCGGACAAGCAGGCGGCCGACGACGAGGCCGACTGGCGCATGCGCACGAGGCGCGCCGAGAGCGAGGAGGCGAACTACCGCGTTGCCGGTTTCGGCGCCAACGGCCGGCTGTGGCGCGTCAACGAGACGACCTACGTCTCCGACGCCTTCGCCGGCATAGAGCGCGATCTTCTGATCTCCCGCGTCACGCTGCGCGAGACCGATGACCAGGGCCGCGAGGCAGAGCTGACCGTCACCTCGCCCGAGGCCTTCGACAGGAAGGCGACGGGCAGCCGTCGAACCAATCTCAAACGGGGCAAGAAGGGCCCTAAAGGCCCGCTCGACGGCACGGCGGAGGCCCTGTGATGGACAAGGACACGGCCGACCGGCTGCGCTCCATGACCAGGCGCGTCACCCTGAAGAACGTGCGCGACGACGGCGAGACCCAGCGCGCCTCGGTCGAGGTCGCAGAGGGCATCTGGCGGGATGATGTCGAGATCCTGCAGCCGGCAGGCTTCGCCGGCGCGCCGGTCGAGGATGGCGCGGTCGCCGTCGCCGTGGCGATCGGCGGCGACGAGGGCGACCTGGTCGTGCTGCCGCCGTCCAATCCGTCGAAGCGGATGGGGGCCATGCCGCAGGGCGCGGCCGGCATCTACAGCTCGGCCGGCGACAAGCTCGTCATCAATCCGGACGGCACCGCCGTGCTGCATGTGGCCGGCGCCCTGCGCGTCGAAGCACAGACGATCCTGCTCAAGGCCGGCGGCGTCACCGTCACGATCAGCGGCGGCGGCGTCGCCATCGAGGGCGGCACGGTCACCCACAACGGCAAGAACATCGGCGACACGCATGTCCACACGAACGTCGAGCCGGGCGGCGGCCTGTCAGGGGCGCCGCAATGAGCGCCGTGGCTGCCCACCTCGGCGGGCATAGAAAGGTGTCGCGCGCGCGCGATACTGCGCGCCCATGAGCTTCTTCGATCTCGCCCTCGTCTATGATCCCGCGCGGCGCAGCTGCGACCTCGACCTTTCGGACGATTGCGACCTTGCCGTCGACGAGACGGCGCTGACGCCAATGATCCTGTCGATCGGCCTCGACCGCAGGGCAGCCACGGACGATCCGCTCCCGGCCGGCCGTTCCGAATGGCTCGCTTCGGCCGGGATCTCGGAGCGCCGGGGCTGGGCCGGAGACGCGCTCGATCCGGCCGGCGAGCGCGTCGGCTCGCGGCTCTGGCTGCTCGATCGCGCCAAGGCGACCGAGACCACGCGCCTGCTCTTCCTGTTCTGGCTGGACGAGGCGATGGCCTGGGTGAAGCGGGAGACCGGCCGGGCGCCGGATATCGCGGCGACCTGGCTGCGCCGCGACACGCTCGCTTGGCGCGTGGCGATCGGCGACGACGCGGTCGAGCTCACGAGGAGCTTCGGCTGATGGCGTGGCCGATCCCCAGCGCCAAGGTGATCGCCGAGCGGCTGGCCGGCGCGGCCGAGACGGCGATCGTCGCCGTGCGGCCCGCGGTCGACCCGGTCGCGCTGTCGCGGGCGGTGCGTTCGGCGCGCGGCATGTTCGCGATCGTCTTCCGCGCCGTCGCCAAGGAGCTGCGCGAGGTCCATGACCATGTGGCCTGGTGGGGCCGGCAATATTTCGTCGACACGGCCGAGGACGAGTTCGTCCTTCGCCATGCGTCGATGTGGGGCGTCGAGCGTCGCGAGGCGGTGGCGGCCGTGGGCGCCGTCGTCGTCGAAGGCATCGCCGGCACGGCCGTGCCGCAGGACCTGCTTCTGGCGGACGGCGACGGCACGGTGCTGCGCACCACGGCGGCCGCCGCGATCGCCGGCGGCGGCACGGTCACGATGTCCGTGGTCGCCGTCGAACCCGGCCCGGCCGGCAACATCGAGGCCGGCATCCGGCTGGTGACCGTCGAGCCGTTCCCGGCCATCAGCCGCGTCACCGTGGCCGAGCCCGGCCTCGCCGGCGGAGCGGCCGAGGAGACGTTCGCCGAGCTGGCCATCGCCGTCGTGGATCGCATCCGGCAGCCGCCGCATGGCGGAGCGGCTTTCGACTATCCGGCCTGGCTGCGCGCCGCGTTCGACGTGCGCGCCGTGAAGGTCGTGACGGACTGGATCGGGCGCGGTTCGGTCGGCGTCGTCGTCGCCATGAAGGACGGCACTTTCGGCCGGGCACCCACCGCAGGCGAGCTGGACGAGATGCTCGCCTATCTCGGCGCGCCGGGATCGGCGACCGGCGTGCGTCCTGTCACGGCCAACGTCGTCCTCGTCGCGGCCGAGCTGGTCGAGTTGGACATCACCGTGCGGCTGCGCCCCGACACGATCGCGACCCGCGCGGCCGTTACGGAGGCGTTCGGCCGCTACGTCGCCACGCTTGGCGACGCCGAGGACGATATGAACGACGGCCCGATCGGGGCGCACATCGAGCCGTCGCGGATCTCCGAGGCGATCTCGGCAGCCGCCGGAGAATATGCGCACGACCTCGTCGCGCCTGCGGCGCCCTTCGATCTCGATCGCGACCAGTATCCGGCGCCCGGCACCATCACTTGGGCGGAGCCGGCATGATGCGCACCGCTCCCATGATCGCCGCCAGCCTCCGGGGCAAGCTGCCGCCCGGCTGGGCGCTCGCCGGCCGCGGCGGGCTGCTCGATGCGCTGCTGGTCGCAATGGCCGAGCCGACCTCGGCTGCCGAGGCAGACGCCGCGGCGATGATGGACGAGGTCGATCCGCGCGCGGCCGTCCGCCTGTTGCCGGACTTCGAGCGCGTGCTCGGTCCCTATCCCTGCGGCCGGGACCTTTCCGGCTTGACGCTCACCCAGCGCCAGCAGATGGCGCACCAGCGCTGGACCGCACGCGGAGGCCAGTCGATCGCCTATTTCGTGCAGACGGCCGCGCGCCTCGGGACGGCGATCGAGGTCGAGGAATACTGGCCGTCGATCGCCGGCGTCGCCGAGGCCGGCGAGGAGCTGATCGCCGACGGCGAGCAGTTCACCTGGACGGTCAAGCTCGCCCTGATCGGCGAGTGGGATTTCGAGGCCGGCGGCAACACGGCGGGCGAGACCCTGGGCGGGCTGACGCTCTCCGACATCGAATGCGAGCTGCGCCGGCTGAAGCCGGCCCACACGCAAATCGTCTTCTCCTACGTCGAGGACTGACACATGGACCGGATCAACGGCGCGAACTGGATCGACATCGGCGGCGGCCGGCACGGCTTCAGGGCGCAGAACAAGGTGGCCGGCATCGCCGGCACCGTGCTGGCGCCCGAATGGCTCAACGCCATCCAGGAGGAGATGGCCTACGTCATCGAGACGGCAGGCCTCGCACTCAACGGCGGCGACACGACGCAGCTCTACCAGGCGCTGCGCCTGTTCGTCCGGGCAGGCATGTATGCGCTCGACACAGGCGCCGTGAACGCGATCGAGGTGACGGCGGTCGGAGTGGTCGCCGAGGGATCGCTGCTGCTGGTCAAGATCGGCAACACCAACACCATCGCGGGCGTCACCCTGGAGGTGAATGCCGGTGGCACCGATCCGGTCCATTTCGCGGACGGCACGGCGCTGACGCCCGGCGCGCTCCAGGGTGGCAGCTATGCGCTCTTCGCCTACTCCGGCGCGTCCTGGCGGCTGGTCAACCACATGCCTTGGGCAACGGCAGTCGACGCCGCCGACCGCACCATCGAGCGCCGCGCGATCGACCCCAAGCGGCTGCACGGCGCCATCACCGACCTGCTGGGCTACGAAAACCTCCTCATCAACCCTCTCTTTCGGGTCAACCAGAACGGCTTTGCGGGCGGCGCCGTGGCAACCGGCGTCTATGCGATCGACCAGTGGGGCGCGATCAACGCTGCCAATTTCACCTTCGTGAACGGCGTGGCGACCGTCTCCGCGGGTCGCATGAAGCAGATCGTCGAGGACCCCGGAACGGCGCTGGGCACGATGACCCTTCATTGGGAGGGCTCGTGCCTCGCCTCGGTCAACGGTGCGCCGTGGGCTGCGTCGCCCATCACCTTCAACCATGCAGGCGGCGCCATCGAGGTCGAGTTCAACGCCGTCGGAACGGTCTCGAAACCGATGCTCGCGGTAGGCGCGAAGCCGATCCCCTTTCGGGCGCCGCCGCTCGCCGTCGATCGGCTCAACTGCTTCCGCTACTACTACAAGAACACCGACCAGCTCGACCACTACACGTACACGAACTACGGTTCCGCGGTCGCGAACGGCTTGCGCTACTACCTGTCTTTCCCGACGCAGATGCGCGTGGTGCCCGCCGTGTCGGTCACAGCCTACAACCTGATCGACCGATGCACCGGAACGCCGTCGCCGCGCGCCGACCTGTCCGGCTTCACCATGCGCGTCGATGTCGGCACAGGCGCCGGCATCGCCGGCATCGCCAATGTCCGGTTCACCGCTGACGCGAGGATCTCTCTATGACCAGCTTTGCCTACCGGGATGATGACGGGTGGATCAACCTCGTCGAGGACGGCGTGGTCACAACTCTTCCCTCGGAAGACGGCGACACCCCGGCCCACACGCGGCTCGCCGCCTTCCTCGACGGCGGCGGCGAGATCGCGGATGCGCCGCCGCCACCGCCGCCGCCCACCACGGAGCAGCTCGCCGCCTACGCGGCCGACAAGCGCTGGCGGGTGGAGACTGGCGGGATCACGGTTGGCGGGTTGGCCGTGGCGACCGACGACAGGTCGAAAATCATGATCATCGGCGCGCGGGTGAAGGCCAACAGCGACCCTGGTTTCACCACCGAGTGGAAGACGGGCGCCGGTTTCGTCACCATCGACGCGGCCACCATCATCGCGATCAGCGACGCCGTGCAGGCCCACGTCGCGGCCTGCTTTGCCGCCGAGGCCGCCGTCCTGGCGGAGATCGAGGGCGAGACGATCACCGGGACCGCCGAGATCGACGCGGCGGACTGGCCGCAGTCGTAGGAGCGCAGGTGCCCGGAGCAAGCTCCGGAGGCGGGCCTAGTTTGGCGACCCGACCCGCCCGACAGCGTGCGAAACAACCGTCACACCTGCGGCCCTTTCGGGCGCCGGCAGGGTGGCTGATTCCTGAAACGAGCGAAATGCATTCGGATAGAGAGTTCACCGCTGTGCGGCCGGTCAGCCCGGTCGCCGGCTATATCGGCGGCAAGCGTCGGCTGGCCGCTCACCTCGTCGCCATGATCGCCATGATCCCTCATCGGACCTACGCTGAGCCTTTCGTCGGCATGGGCGGCGTGTTCTTCCGCCGCACGACGCGGCCGCCGGCCGAGGTCATCAACGACCGCAATGGCGAGGTCGCCAACCTCTTCCGCATCCTGCAGCGGCACTACCCGCAGTTCATGGACACGCTGCGTTTCCAGATCACGAGCCGCCGCGAGTTCGAGCGCCTGAAGGCGTCTGACCCGGCCACGCTCACCGATCTGGAGCGCGCCGGCCGCTTCCTCTACCTGCAGCGCACGGCCTTCGGCGGCAAGGTAACGGGCCAGAATTTCGGTGTCGATCGCAAGGCCGCGGGCGGGTTCAACCTGACGCGGCTGGCGCCGCTTCTGGAGGAGGCGCACGAGCGGCTCGCCGGCGTCGTCATCGAGCAGCTCGACTGGCCGGCTTTCCTCGCCCGCTACGACGGCCCTGAGACGCTCTTCTACCTCGATCCGCCCTATTGGGGCTCCGAGGGCGACTATGGCCGCGAGCTGTTCGGCCGCGACCAGTTTTCAGCCCTCGCGGAGGCTTTGAAGGGCCTTCAAGGCCGCTTCATCCTGTCCATCAACGACGTGCCCGAGATCCGCGAGCTGTTCGGCTGGGCGGTGATCGAGGAGGCCGAGCTGCTCTACACGGTCGGCGGCGGCAAGGGCCGGCCGGCGCGCGAGCTGATCATATCGCCCTGTCCGGCTTGATCGAGGAGGCTTGCGCGTGCGGAGGATTGAGCTTCAGGCCGGAGGCGGACCATATGCCAAGGGTCGCCCGGCAGTGGGAGCAATGGACCGCATAGTCCCGCGGGGGAAGGTCCGATGCGACGATCTCGTTCGGCCAATTGCAGTGCGGACAGACAGCAGAGAAGCTGTGCATGGCAAGGCCTCGCTTTCGCCGGTGGCCCCCCACACGCTGGAACCTATTCTAGACCTCTTCCCGGTGCATTCAAGGAAACAAGCGGTGCAGCGACAGGCCCGCGCGCGAGCTGATCATTTCCGTCGCCGCGGCCACCCGCTGCTGCCGGTCGGCGGGTGGGAGATGAAGCTGATGTTTCGATCCGGCCGGCCCGCCTGTCGGCAGGGCGCGCAGAAGAAGAGAGGCCGGAGATCGTCCTCCATGCAGCCGTGGTCCACCCCCTTTGCCCGGCAAAGCGCCTCGAGGTTGATCCTCGCCCTCCGGTGACAGCCGTGGTTGTTGCAGTGGACGCTCAGCTCGTCTCCGAGCGCCAGCATCTTGCCGATGCTGTCGACGACGAGGGGATAGGTGATTTCGGGCAGCTTCAGC